ATGTTCTATCAGTTCGTCCACCGCGATACCTGACCGGCTGTGGATCAAGATGTACTCAAGCGACCAATCAATAGTGCCTGGGTTGATCTTTTCTTTGTTGGCCACCTGTACAACGCACAGTTGTGAGCGCCCTGTAACCACTGTGACGGGCTGAAAGTCTACAGTGGACTCGGTTACGGTCTTGATAACCGTTGGCCGCTCCCAGTCTGTCAGGGCGTCGGATACGTCAAGGATGCTCATAGGCCGCGCACCACGTAAGTGATCGAATTGCGCAAGGTGCCGGTGTCGATCATTGTTTGACCACTACCCTTGGCTTTTTTGGTTCCTGCGGTGATGTCTGGCCACTCGCCATATCCCCGCGTTGTAAACGCACCCTTGCTGATATTAACAGCGACGGTGCCAATCAAGCCAAGCGCCTGCTCAGTTTTCTTGCCGCGCTGGAACACGTCTGCAAACTGTTTTGCGATAGCGGTTTCTAGCTCATCTTTCTTGGCCGAAAACGGCGTGCGCAAGAACGACCTCCGGGGAACGCCTGCACCGAATTCATGTTGCGCTCCGACTTGAGCCACGGTTTGGCCATCATCGTAAACAGTACCGCCAACCTCCTCGGGCGGGAAGGGCCGACGGCAACATGACCGCGCTTTGCTTTCTTCAAGGTTTTTTGAGATAAGCGCCGGTGTTTTTAAGCATTTGCTCAGGAGTCATACGAAAAACCCTCCCGCGTTTCGAGATGTCAACCAGAGGTAGCGCGCCCCGTACTTTGTCGTCTTCAACCAGGCATTACGCTCACTGGTCGGAGCGTAACCCTGGCTATAAGAAATCGACACGTTACCGACTGATTTTGACTGCGCTGTTTTTACGTTCTCGCTACCCGCTGAAATCTCAATCGTTATCAAGTGAGCTAGCAAGTTCAACACGATTTCCTGTCCGCAGGGGGCAGCATAATCACCGCCCCAATAAGACGGCCAGACAGGTTCCAGAATCGGGATATACTGATCGACAGTTGCCGGATCGAACTCTGGAAATCTGATCTTGAAATCTGCTGAAACCGCCATTGCCTAGCCTCGCTCCAGATACCCTTTTTTAATTGCGTTCTCGATCCGCTTGCCTCCTTTTTCGTCTTTTAGGTCGGCGGCGGTCGGGGTGTACTCGCCCCCAGGCTGAACGATGCGGCCATACACTTTAAAGCGTACCCGGAAATATTTCGGATAACTTTGTCCGCTTTCTTTGGCTTCTTCGGTACAGCCTTATTCGGTTCAACTTTATCTGTAAAATCATACTCTTCCATGGGTCAACCTCCTATAGCCCTGTTAGAATCTGAGCTGCGTCGTCTTCAATAACGTCCAGACCTGCGACGCCGAAGTAAGACTCGACATAATACTTAAAGCCGCGCTGATCGACGCTGGAAACATTCAATGGAACCGGAAGGCGGAATTGCAGCGCCCGGCGATTTGAACTGAATGCTACCGTGACCGAATCGCCACCCACATCTTCCGACTTGGTGGTCAGGCCGAAAGTGACCGTCGGGAAGTTGCTCTGAAGCGCCCTAAGAACGGACATTTCAGAACCGGCAGAGTTCAGGATTTTGGTTGAACAGATGTTGTAAACGCTCGCGGGCATAGTCACACGGTCAGCTTTGTAGCTGTCCACGTTCAGCACGCCAGCCCATTGAGCGGTAATCAGCTCGGCAATCTCGTCGTACAGCTCTTGCCCAGTTGATGCAGCGGCGGTCTTTACAGCGCTATTGCTGGTGAAGCCGGAGTAGTTCAGCAGGCCCGTGGTCTTCTGGCTGCCGTCGGTGCGAACCTGGCCCAAGTAACCGATGTCGTCAATTTCACGGTTGTACAGTTCAGCGTGACCTTCAAAGAACCGGCTCGGCAGGTTGATGTTCTCAAGCTCTGCTTGCTTCAGTTCGATCTCGGACCAGTCAGATTCGGCTTCCTTGGTGAACACTGGGATGCTGTCGTCTTCGCCAGACAAAGTGATCTTGCCGGTGGTGTTGGTGTTGCTGCCGGACTCGCGGAAGCCGCCTTCAGTGCGCAGCTTCAGTTTGCGGATGCTGGTAGCATATCCGCCTTCGTTGTTAACCGCGATACCTTGATTTAGGAATGTCAGGCCCGCAAATTCTTGGGTAAAGATCTCGGCGCTTACGTGCTCCAAGTTCCTAGCAAGAATGATGCCGCCTTCGTCCTTGAAGTTCTTCTTCGCGTACTCGGCGGCAGCGTCGAAAGATTTGATCCCGTATAGGGATTCTACTCGCTTGATGTCAGTCTTCATTGTCAATCCCCTTACAAAAACTTGTTGATGCGAACAAGCCAAACGCCAGCGGCCTTGGGTTCCCAAAACACTACGTCGCCCGCGCTCACGATGCCGGAAGCAACGGTAGCGTCGGTGGCCTTGCCTGCGTCTGCGCCGGTCGCGTTAACGAACTGTACAGCGTCATACTTGGCAGGGTCAGCGTCGTCGGTTACGGCAACGGTGGCAAAGCCAAAGTTGATAACCTCAGCTACCTGGTCGATCGCTTGCCCGCTGGTGCTATAGATGCCGGTGCCAATTTCGCCGGTGATCTTGCGGCGTGCAATGCCTGCGACAACTGGTGATGCGCTGCCGTCCATGTTGTCGATGCTGCCGGTGTGGTATTTGACGAAGCGGCCTTCAACTAGACCGTCCTCGAAAAGCTCGAAAGCCGATACGTTGTAAGGGCTGGCCGCGATGAACTCGCCCGCGCCCAGATCCGGGTTATCTTGGAGTACAGTGTTTGCAAAAGACATGGGTTATTTCTCCCCCAAAGTGTCAGAGATACGAGACATCAAACCGGAATCGGCTTTGGTGTCACCAAATTGCGAATAGTCAGTGTTCGCCTTGCGCAGCAACTTGAACGCGACGGACAGCTCGGCATCTTCGAACTTGTCAGTGCTCTGGGTGGCCAGGGCGTCACGCATAACGGCGTTGGCGGTCTTGCCTGCGAAGTCGTACTCAGCATCCACGAAGTTGCGGGCCTTGTTGACCACTTCGGCGTAGCGCTTTACTTCGCCTTTGACGGCACTGGCGACGGCATCTTTGAACTTGGAAGAGTCGGCAAAGTTTTCTTTCTCGCCTTCTTTTCCTCGTCCATCATTTCCTTTTCTTCGCCCTCCATGTCTTCGCCTTCCATCTCCATTTCAGTCTGTTCGGCAGGCATGGCGCCCTGCTCAGTGGCGTATGACATAATTTCCTGCATCGCTGGCATAAGCTTTACGAGCTGGTCAACGGGTACTTTACGGATAGCTTCGGGCAAGCCTGTAGCAATCTCCACGATCTGCTCCAGGCTCACCGAACCTTCAGCGTCGGTAAACGCCTTGATTAACTTCTTCGGCTTCATGGTGTCGCCCTCCTGGGGCTTTACGGGTGTATCAGGTTTGCGGTCAATGAAGCTGCACAATGGGCCACAACGGCCAGCAGGTACAGCGGCAAGGTGATGGGGTGCGATGTTTATTTGCTCAAAGTCCCAACGGCTATGGGGAACCAAGTCGGCCTCATAGCCAAGGGACAGTTGGCGCTTGTCTTTCAATAGCCGTTGGAGCGTGTCGTTAACGGCCAGTTTGTTCTGCACAGCAAGGCGTGAGTGCGTGGACTCATCTAGCTGGTCAATGACTACGGAAGACTCAACCCGGCTACCTGAATCAAGCGCTGGGCCTTCCATACTGACGTGTTCATCAGTGAGAGGGATGCCCGCCATGGCGTAAGCGGCGTTGGCAATGGTGGCCGGTGAGCGATAGACAGTGAACACCTTGTCTAGCGGCTCAAGGCCAAGCTCAGCGCCAAGGTATTCAAGCACGCCATCGCGCACAGACACAGCCGTTCTGGCCGTCTCTGAATAGACAGCCAAATCAGCAAACTGTTTACGGATTGTTTCGGGCATTTCTTAGCCTTCTGGCATGTTTGTGTAATGGTAATGTTATGGCGTGCCGGTGTCAAATTGGTACGGTTATTGCTCCATTTCTGGGATTATCATTTCATAGTCGCAGCGGCATTGGTAGTCGGTGCCAGGCAATAGCGTCTTGCCGTCTCCTGAATCATAAAGACCTTCTGACAAAACAAAACTCTTTTGCCGCTGCGACTGCGGTGACTGGGCCTTGACCTCTCTCGGTCAGCAATAACCCACCGCGCCTTAGTGATCCCCAAGTTCTGCGCCCTTGCCTTGCTGGTCAAGCTGTTGAACGTAGCAATCTGTGTACGCGCCACCATCTTGGCATGTCCCTTGCGCTGCTCTACCATGCCGTCGAACTGGCTTAATATCTCCGGCAGCCCCTTGCCTTCGGCCATCTGCCGCAGAGTGTTACTCGTCCACATCTGTAGGGTATCGTCTCGCATCTTCTTAACCCATTGCTGGGTTTCGGCTTGATACGCGTTGATCTGGAAGGTTAGGCCCTCGGTCGCTTCAAGCTCTTCACGGCTAATACCAACGCTTGCAGACACGCGCCGGTAAAACTCTGACTGGTTGCGCCGGTTAACCTTGCCGGTGTACTTGTTCGCCATCTTGTCAAGACGCTTGCCGTCAAACTGCTTTAGCAAATTTGCGTTGCACCCGCGCGGCCATGGTCAAGAATACTTTGGCAAAGTTGCCTGCCTGCTTGGCGTCTTGCAGTGCAACCGAGTCCGCGAACTTCTTGATCGTGTCTTGATTCAATTCGCTGAATATCTGAGTCCGCCAGCGCTGTGCCATCTGGTCTACCATGTATTCGATAGCGTTACCAAACTGCTTGATCTCAGACTTGGGCGGCTCGGGCGCTTTTATGGTTGCGCCCTTGGGGGCGCTTACTTCACGCTTCACCGCTACCACCCAGAATCTTCTCAAGGCTCATGTTTGACTGCTCAGGGTCAGGCAGCGGTTCCGGCTCATCTGGCGCGCCGAAAACGGTATCCCATGGATCGTTCTCAATCACGCCGTTGTCTTCCAAATACTTCTCGTAGTCCATACCCATCTGCCACAAGATCAAGGCGTTCTTGACCACTTCAGTCTCCTGCGCAATTCGGTCTTTATCAGACTCGCCCCTGGTTCTCCTTGAACCACACGCGACCGCGCCCGTGCATAGTCATCAGGCGGTTGATCTTGTCTAGCAGATATTCGGATTGCAGCCCCTTAATCGTCTGCATGTCTACTTGCCTGTGGCCCTCACCGCTGCCGTTAAGGCCTTTGGGCGGCTCACCTACTAGAGTAGACAATGACAGACCCGTCACCATAGCCAACCGGCGCAAGGTAATCATGTCCGACTCTGCCAAGTTGCTTAGTGCCTGGGTGTGGGTTTCGATCTCGTCTTCTTTGTCCACGATGCCCGCGCCATAGATCGAGCGTAGGTTTCCAGTTGTAGAAAAATACTCCACTAGCTCAGTAGACTTGCGGTCTGCCAGTAGCTCCTTGAACCCGTCCACTTTGTAGAACAGCGTCGATGACTTTTCAAGAATGGCAGGCACAGCACGCTGAACAATCTGATCTGACACCAGCTCGTTGCGGATTAGCTCAAACTCAGATATGCCGCCGAAGAAGTATTCGGGCGCGTCAAACTCAACCGGCTGAACGTAAGTCATATCAACAACGCGGCTTGGGTGAATCGTAAACCCGCGCACGCTGTAGGCTTGCGGCTTGTAATAGTTTGGGCTGGCCAGGTTGTACTCGATGCTTTGGACGTACACCATATCGCCGCTGAACACTTGGTAATTGACCCGCGACCAGTCGTTTATCGTGGGTAATGGCTGGCTCAAATCCGCGCCTGGCTCTTGGATAACGATCAGCCCGCGCCCGAATGACAGCATAAACTTACAGGCGTTCTTTACGTGCTGCTGGAGCCGGACTTCGTAATATTCTTTATCGTTGATGCTCTCGAATTGAAGCGTATCGTTCAAAGCGATACCAGACTTGATACGGATGATCTTGCTGCCTACGCCGGTCTTGTAGATCGCACGCAGCTCTTCAAAGTCCACCCGCGTGCTGGTCATGCGGTTGTTGTTGTGCACGTTGCGCCGGTTGGCCAGCTTGTTTGTGAGGCTGGTAATGCCGTCTGAAAATCTTTTTTGGGAAGCTGGCCATGTGGTTGCTCACATTAATTTTTGAATAGTCTGTCTTGGTATCGACACCCGGCGCAAACTGAATCATAACAGCATCACCCACGTTTTGGCGATTTAGAGCCGCTCGGTGCCTTGTTTATCTTCATCTTACCAACGTCACTGAATCCGTAGGTAGGTTGGCTTAGTTCGTTCAATAGCATCTGGCGTTCGGCTGGTGGTATCTGCTCAGAGATGCTTATTAGTTCGTCAGGGTCGTATTCCATGCCCTCAATAACCGCCCTGTAAGTATTCTGGAACCTCATGCGAAGCGACCACCATCCCTGTGCTTTTAAATTTAGGAACATATCCTTATTCTTGCGCCCTTTGATCATTTCTTTGTCTGGGTTGTGTATAGCGCCAGATCCTCTAAACTGGTTTACCTTTTTCTGTGCCTGGCGATCTGCTCTTCGCTTTTCATTTATTACCCTGGCGTCACCACGGGACGCCCCGCGCCCTAGACCGTCTCCGTCATAGCGAAATGACTCTAGCCCGCCGGAGTCGCATATCGTGAATGCTTTTTCAACGGTCTCATAAATATCAGATCCCTTTCCACTCCATACTTGCACCGACTCTATCAATATTCCATGAGATGACACAAAGGCGTTTTTATCTTTACCTCTGTCTGCAACGTCCAGTGAACCAGACCGCTTGCCGCTTGGCTCAATGCTTAGCTTCCGATGTGCGCCAATAGACGCTTGGGCCCACTCAGACGGTATCAGTATACCCTCGACCGATGCCTGGTAGTTGATGTCAATCTCTTGCGCTACAGTTATAGCGTCCAGCTCGTTGCACTGCTTTGCATACCATGCTTCATCTTTTCGCGGGTCGTCGCGCCAATGGAACGTGAACACTTTTATTCGACCTGAATGGCGCTTCTCTGCAAACGAGTTTGCCATGCCGTGCGGGGTGCTTACGTCAATACGGCAGTTGGTGGTCTGTGATAATGACGCCTCGACAAGTTCAGGGCGCTCTAGGAATGCCGCCTCGTCCACAAAATAAAGCGATGACCTATCACCCCGGCCTATTCCGTCACCGGCCTCACCGCTTATGCTGGCATCTGTGAAGGGAAAGTTAATGCGCATGTGTGGGGCGTGCTTTCTTGGGTCCCACTCCGGCCTAAACTCAGGCGGCACGTTTTCGATAAACTTGCGGGCCTTCCAGAATAAAGACTTCGGGCTTCCGATCCGGTCAACGTATTCTTCTTTGCGGCTGCCGAACCCAATCATCATGCCTTCGTGAAATAGGCACAGCGTAGACGCTAGGCCAACAGACAGCCATGATAGCCCCATGTCTCGGGTCTTCTCTGTTAGGCCGTTCTCTTGCCCTGCCCATCTATCCATCGTCCACTGGATCCACTCACGTTGGCGTGGGAACAGGATAAACGG